GTAATTGGTTTCCTTGTCCAGCTCTTACATCAGTGTTTGATAATGTAGTTTCAATTGAACTGTCCATTAAAGTTGTACCAACAAATAATAGATTATCTTCTGAATCATAACCATATACATTAGCTGTACTAACTAAAAACTTTTTCATTGTATTTTCCTCCTTTATAATTATTTATTTACATCATCTATTTTATGGTGCATTTCGTCCGCATCGACTTTAACATCTTCATATTTATCTGATTTAGTTAAATCAGCCATCCAATGTTTAATCTTATTTTCATCTTTAAATTTGACCATACCAGACATTTCTGCACTTAAATAAATTTCGTAATGTAGTTTATAATCAACTCTCTCTAAAATTTTACTAAACTTTCTGATAGTTAATTTATAAATATCTTCTAGTTTTAAAGATGTTGAAATTAAGACACATATCATTTGGTCTTCTAACGAACACATTTTATATTCGTTTTGTTTCATTTTATAGACCTTAGCCTTTTCCATTGCGTCTCTTACTTCTTTTTGAATAGTATCATCTATATGTTCAATACTATTTTGTAAAAAAACAATATCTGTTATTTTATCTAAATCTTCGGAGTTATAAATAACCCCTTTTATTCTAAAAATAGCTTTACCGTTTGGGTCGGTACCAAACCATAAATCACTATCGTTATCTATATGTAAAACCATTTTCAAAAGTTCCTTAAACATATATAAATATGGTAACTCAGTCGTACTTGCCATATAATACAAAAATTGTAAATATGTCATAGAAATAACTGCTGGATTCGGAATACTATTCTTATCCAACAATAAACAAGTTATATAGAAATGAAAATCTAAATACCTATCCATTGTTGCAGGATAAATTAATAAATCTTTATAAGGTATTGGTTTGTCATAAAATAAATAATAGTCGTATTCTTCAACTTTATCCATTATGATAAGTTAACCCCCATAGTAATAACTTTACCTTTATAAGGTTTTTCTCCAGTAGTTATAATACGATTGTAGTTAGTGACATCTCCGTCAAAGAATAAGACCCCTACTCCTCCGATGTCACAACCATTTAAAACTTCTAATAATTTTTGAATAATAGTATCTAACCTTGTCGTATAATTTGACAAATGATTTATTTGAGAATGTATATATACTTCTATATTTACCATACAAATACCATAAGTTCTTGTAGTTGGATATAAAGATGATGGATAAATTCTAAGAAAACTTTTCTCTTTATTAGTTGCTTCATCCATAAAAAAATCAAGAAAAACATTAAAGTCATCTTGATTAGACATTCCATTATAAATCATATTTGCTTTTTCTTTTTGAGTTAAATTACCCTTCTTCCAAGCGTCAGCGTCATTATATTTTAATAATTTCCAAATAATTTCTGCTTCAGGATTAGTCATTAAATGTTCTAAAATTCGATAGCTAATTTCTGGTAGCACATTATAAGTAGCATAAGCGTTTTTTACTGCTTTCATATCCATAGCCATTAGTATAACCCCCTTAGAGTAAATTCAAATTCCTCAGAAACATCATTATAAGAACATCTTACCTTAATAGGATTTGCTAGATATTTCTTTTTATTAATAATAGTAAAAGTATTATCTTGAACTGTTATTTTGTAATTTGTTCTAGGAACATCTTCACTAATATCAACTATTTCAATAGGATAATCTTGTGCGATACCATTTTTATAAACAGTTGCAGTAACTACAAGTTCTTCTTTTTCTAAAACATAATCTATATCCGGATTAATTAAAATACTATAATTAGGTTCAGCCGAACTTTCTAACACCGTAACAGTCATAGAACCAAAAACGTGTTTATTATCAACCATTATAGCACTTAAAGTGACTTCGCCTGGAGCAAGTGCTGTTAATTTTCCGTCTTCAATAGAAATAATTTCATCATTTGAAGAACACCAAAAAACTCTTTCGTCTACAACTTCTTTTCCTCTGTAAACAGTTGCGTTTAAATCAGCTGTAGCTCCGACATCATAATATGTGTTATTTTCACTTATATCAATACTATATTCAAATCTTTCTGCGTTAGCAAAACCGTTTTCTATATCATCTGTTTGATAGTTCATTTCATATTCTTCCACATAGAATTGTGTTAATGTTGGAGATTTATCATCTCCTGTAATTGTATTTAAAGAGTTACCAAAACCTCCTGCGTATATTCTAAAACCAATTCTTTGTTCTGGAACACCAAATAAGAATCTATCATTAGGTTTTATTTTTATTGTTCTACTATTACGTTGGCACCATATATATTGTTCAGCTTTACCAGTGACAATGGTCATAGTGTCATTATTATTCGTGAATCTTAGCACTTGGTCTAAAATGCAAGGTTCATATATTTTATTCCCATTCTCATCAAAAAATCTCAATGTATTATTACATCTACGAACTTCTGCACTGGTAGATAATCCGGAACCTTTATCTACATTGATTACTAAATAATAATTTCTTCCCCATTTAAATTTCATACCATAATATGGTTCAGGAAAATCTGGAGTGAAAATAAATACTTGATAATCATCTCCTACTTGAATACCAGTATTATAATTAACAACTGGTTCAACCCTTACCATTGGTATAGGTTTAAAATCACGTTGTCCATAATGAACTTCATATTCAATTTCATTATATTTTACGTTTGGTGCATTATCAAATGTTTGTTCGCTTATTGCGACAAAATCATCACGATATGCCTTTGTAGGATTTGTAGTTCTAAATGCTTGTGTAGCATTATAATACTTCATTGCCATTTTTTAGTACCTCATCTCTCATACTATTTATGAGATTTGTGCAATGATTTACTATATATTTAACTCTGTCGTGTTCCTCAGGATTAAACTTTTTCATACCTTCAATCATATATAATAATTCAACATAATATTGATTGTTTTGCCATAGTTCACTAGCACCAATTAATTTAGTGCTTAAAAATAAAAGATGTTTTTGATAATTTTCATAAGCTTCATCACGGGAATAAGCGATGTCGCCTTCTTTATTTTTACCTTCAAAAATAGGTAATGTTTTCCAACATTGATTTATTAATATAGCTAAAGAATCTAAAGTAGTTTTATCATCTAACGTAAAATCATATTTCATTATATTAATGCGTTCTCATTTAACCATTTTGATTGACTAAAACTATAAGTAGTTTTCTTAGTAGCAATCTCTTCGATTAATTGATTCCTTCTATTAATTTTAGCATTAAGGTTATTAGCTTCTGAGTATCTATGTGCTTCTTTATTGTTTTGCATCATACCAGTAATTTGTCGAACATCATTAATTTCTTTATCAAGCCAAGCTATAATAGTATAATCTGCTATAATACTCTTTTCGATTTCTGACAATTCACAGTTAAATACTCTAAGAGCATCATCTCTATCAGATAAATCTTTTCGACAATTTTCAAAGTTTGCTAATCCCCTAACCATAAATCCTTCTAATACTATATTAAAATCTTTTGGAGAATCCACAGCTAATCTATTTAAGTGGTAATCCTCAATGGAAACTAAAGCGAGGTCTAATATATCGTCATATGAAGTCATATATATACCTCCTATTAATTGTTTTCATTTTTCTTTAATTCTTCAAATAATTTCTTTTGATTTCTATAATCATTCATAATGTCAATACCCATATCATCATTTAAAATTTGAACGATATTCATATCAACACTCTTTTCGTTTTTATCTAATTTATCGTATATAATTCCTTTTAAAGCTTCTTTTTGATTTTTAGTCATACTATTATATATTTTTTCAAATGTATTTTTATCTTCACTAAAAATTTTTTCAATTTCATCATAACTTAATAGTTTCTTATATACATTTACTAATTTTTGTTCTTTTACTACTTCTTCATCATTGATAAATACATTACCACCTTCGATGAAACGTTTATTATTTTTAATAAGTTTTTTTAGGTCTTCATAAGGAATAGTTTGTTGTTCCCCATAATGTGAGAAAGTATAAACCTCCCCTTGACCATAACCTTCAGTAGATAAATTTAATTCACCAACTGTTAACGATGTCAAAGTAACGTCTTTGTCATTATTATTTATATATTGAACAGGTTGAGATTCAGTGAAAGCTTTACCAGTTAATTGAATAATTAAATTTTGCATATCTTCCATTTGTTTTCTCATTTGTTCTACTTCTTTTTTACTTACTGTATTTGTACTTTTTGTACTTTTAGTATTTGCCATAATCATATCTCTCCTTTTTTACTAAAAATAAAAGGGGTTGATTTTTCATCAACACCCTTTAAATATCTATGTCTATACAAAAATTATAGAGCGATTTCACCAGCTAAAGCTGAAGTAAATGCACCAACACCATAAGATTTGTATAATGTAGCAACTTGTTGTAAGTTAGCATTTGCGAAGTTAGTTTCATTATTTGCTAATGTAGAACCTTCAACGAATACTTTAACTAATTTGTCAGTTCCTGGGCATAAAACATAAATCTTTTGGTCGTCTAATTTAACTGCGAATTCAGTTTTATAATCAGCAACTTGTTCTAATTCAACACAAGAAACTCCGAAGAAATCTCTTAAGTATCCAACTTTAACATATTCGTCTCCTAATAAGATTCTAGTATTTGTAGATGCAGGTAAGATTTTTGATAATGCTAATTTAGTTCCTAAGAAGATAGCTTGTCTTCCACCATTCCAAGCACTAACTTTTTGTGCTAATGCGATAGCAGAATCTTGATTCCATCCAGAAATCTTTAATGCAGCTGAACCAGTTGTAGGTAAATTGTTCATCATAGCAGCAAAAGCATCATAAATGTCATATCTCATTTGAGTTTCAATAGACATAACAGCTTTTCTTACGAATTCAGCTAATGTATAAGCTCCTCTTAATACGTCATATAAAGAAATACCAACAGAAATTGCGTGTAATTCTGGAACAATTGTCTTTTCTCCTTTGAATTGTCTAGTTATATCAAAATCTCTTTTTGCTCTTCCACCTTTAGCAACGATGAATAAATCTCTTGGTTCAATATCAACTTTTAAAGTGTCTCCCCAAGAACCATTTTTAACTTCTGCAATAACTCCTAAGTCTTTAATTAAAGCATCAGGTATAATTAAATCAGTAATCATACCGATAATAGCAAATGCAGATTCTTTAACATCTGAGAAATTACAGAAAGTAGCTAAATCATTATAATCGCTTATTTTTCTTCCTGACATTCTTTCGATTTCGTCTGTATAGAATTCTAACATTTTACTGTTCATTTCTTCAAATGTAGTACCAGCTGCACTACTTTTTTTACCATTTATATAAGATTCATAATATTCAACAAATTTTGAGTAAGCATTTTTTCTTTCTTCATCATTTGCTGTGAATGCTAAAACACTATTTGGTAATCTCATTTTATATTCCTCCTTCTTAAATTTCTTAAATTATTTTCTGTTTTCTTTTATTTTGTTGTCTAATTATTAGATAGCAACGCATTCTAATAAGATAGCAGCAACTCTTTGTGAACCGATGTTAGTTGCTCCTCCGATTGAAATGTAAGCACTATCATCTAATACTTTGTATGATACTCCTGATACAGCAGCACTAGCATATTGTAATTTGCTTTCTCCAGCAGCTACAACTGCGAAATCATCAGCAGTTCCTTCAATACCATCAGCAGAGATTAAAATTTTGTCTCCAACTTGTGGTCTGTAAGCACTAAATACTTTTCCTTTTACATTAGTGAAGTTTCTTGGGTCATTGATACCAATTTTGTATTCATTTCCCATAGAATCTGTAATTATTGTATCTTCTGGACTAAATGCCATATATACATTGTGTAAATCACTGATAGCAGCAGGTGTATAAGTTTGACTAGCAGAATCATAAGCTCCTGCATTGAATACCATACCGTTATCATAATCATTAGAAGCATCTAAGAAACTTTGATTTAATGAGTCAATGTTTTTAGCAGCTACTAAACTTGGTATTAAAACAATTTTTGCCATTTTAAATTTCCTCCTTCTTAATTTTTAATTACTTCCACGTATATTTAGATGTGTTTTGTTTATTATCTAAAACATCGTTAACAGCCATTTTTGTGAATGATTTATCTTTTACTGAAAAACTCTTATTAGCCATCATCTTATCATAAGATTTAGCTTTTACTTCGTTTTCAAAGATATTTAATTCGTCTAATGAATATTTTTTTGATTCTTCTCTTAACTCTGAAATTTCATCTGCACTAAATAGCTCAAGTACACCAGAAATTATACTTTCTACTTGCACTGATTTTTCTTTAGCTTCGTATTTTTCAACTTTGTCTCTTAGAACCTCACATTCAGTTTTTAAAGAATCTCTTTCTGCCTTAACAGTTTCAGGGTCTTCTTCTTTTTCAGGTTCATCAGTTTCACAATTTTCAGTAGGAAGATTTTCTTCGTCAGCTTCACACTTAGCTTCTTCACATTTTTCGCATTCTTCAGAATCTTCGCATTCTTCAGAACTTTCACAATTTTCAGAAGCTTCGTTTTTGCATTCTTTTTCAACTTCTTCTACATCTTCCTTAGATTCATCATCTGAATCATCTGAATCTTCTTTGTCATCATCTGACTCTTCGTCATCTTCTGATTTTTCATCTTCAGATTCAAAGTTCTTTTCTTTATCATCTTCAGAATACATAGTATTGTCGTCTTCTTTAGATGATTCTTCTTGAGTTTCAGCAGCTTCTTTTACTTCTTCAGCTTCCTTTTCAGTTTCAGCTTCAACAGTAACTTCAACTTCTTCAACTACTTCTTTAGTTTCATCCATTGTACCTTTTTCCTCCTTTCCTGAAAATTCCACCATAGCAGTATCATCACGGTGTTCATTATAAACTTTTAGTGCATTTTCACAGTCAAACTTGATTATAGATGCACTACTGCCTTCACAGGCAGGTACGTGGCTCAATCCTAAAATGGTAACCCCATTGAAGACAAATTCTTCAATAGTTAATAGGTTATCATTTTCATCTACTTGCCCAGCAAGAACTGTAATTTCCATAGAAACATCTCTATGGTTACCTTTTTCTTTAAATATCTCATAAGCCCAATTTGCATAGACTTTAGACATTATTGCTTGAGCAACTAAATATGTTCTACCCTTTCTTTTTTCAAATTTCATTTTTGAACTTTCAGGGAAGAACCCTACTATTTGTTCATCTGGTTCGTGACCTTCAAAATCATTTCCGTCAAAACCAGCAACTAAAAATTTATTCTTTAATGTGTCTTTAGCTCTTACTAAAGCTTCCCTTGTAATAGGAACATTATGTCTATTATTACCATCGTGACATACATAGATTTCTACAACGGCTAATTGACTATCAGAATATTCCTCAGGAACTATTTCAAAACTAGCGACATCAATTGAGAATTTTTCTAATTTATTATCCATTTATAACCCCTGCCTTTCTTAATATTTCAAATCTGACAGGTAAATGAGATAATACTTCTTGCAATTCTTTGGTATTAGAGAATTTCATTTTATCTCCGTCTCTACCTAATAAAGGAAAACCTTTTTTAATTAGGAAGTTACCAATTGTTTTACCACAAGTATATACATTAGAGAAATTCATATCTTTAATATTACTTATAAACATATATAACTCCCCTTTCTATTGATTTCCGCCTTTTTCTATATTAGAACCTTTACTTCTAGTTTCTTCTCCACTATCAGTTAAGTCTCCATCATCTTTTAAAGGTCTACCAGCTCCTTTATTTGGAGTCGAACCTTGTGTTACATTACCTTGAGTATAAATATTTATCATAGGTCTTAACTTATCAATAAAATCACTTGCATTCATTTCTTCAAGTTCTCTTTCAAGTTCAATTTTATTTAAACCTAATGAAGATGCTATTTTATTTGGTAATACAACACCTTTATCAGCATATTTAAATGCTTCATCTTGTCTAGCTTCTCTGTCAAATTTATCATTTGTTCCAACAAATCTAAAACTCCATTTAAATTTCTTAGTATGTCTATTTGCATAGTATTCTAAGAAATTTTCAAATTGTGGATATATAGATTTAACCAACATTCTATCTATATCTATAGAGAATTGACTCTCTATTGCATTTTGATTTTCTCTTGTAGAGAAGATAACTTTACCTCCACTTAATAATGAACTTGTAATACTCATAAATGTTTCATATGTGTCATTATCAGTATTTTTAAATTCTACTCCTTTAATATCTTCAGTTGGTAATGCTAAAACTTTAATAGCAGCTTCTAACCCTTGAGTTGCTAAACCGATGAATTTTCCTAATGTATCAGCATCAATTGCTAATTGATTAGCAACACTAGCAGCTTTCTTTTCATTTAAATATGGAATTGAAGATACTAATAATTTCCTAGCAGCAGCCATACTTTGATTGATTTGAAGATTTCTCATTACTGGAATAGCAGCCATTTCTGGTAACATTCCTGAGAAGAATGGAATTTGTAAGTTATGATTAGGATTAAACTTAAATACCCAACATCCATCAGCTGGGTCAGTTTGTGTCCACAATGCAAAACTTCCAGTTCTCTTATTAATTTTATTACTTGGTATATAAGGTTTGATTTTCTTTCCATCAAACATTTCAGTATATCTTTTCTTTACCCAATCAGGATAACAATTGATATCTACTTCTCCTTGACAGAACCAGTTCATATCTATATCGTATAAAAGACCATATTCCCATTTACCAGTAATCATTGCATATTGTGATGGGAATTCTTGAATTACAGATTTATCTCCTAACTCTCTAAACATAGCATAGTAAGTTTCATTCATTACTATATTCCAAGTAACATTTTTAAATTGTTCTCTATAATTAAATGCGTTGATAAATTTTTTAATCTCTTCATAATCATTTTTATATTTATTTGTATTATAATCTTCTGGTTTTGCATTCATACAAGAAATTTCTAAATCAAATGCAGGCAGGTTAGCTAAGTATTCTTGATTTCTTTTATACATTAAACTACTAAAATAATAAGATTGTCCATAATTAACTATATTACCTTCATTTTCCATAGGGTTAGATAATGCTTTTTCTATATCTTCTCCGTTTGGAGTTTTATTAGTTGCAATATTAAGTCTTTTCATTATTTCATTTTGTGTATATGGAGTAAAAGCTCCAGCTTCTATCATACCTTTAGAAAATGCTTGAACATCAAAAGTCCCATTTAACATTTGAGCATCTCTAATATCTAAAGCATAATCTAATGCTTGCAAAACTTCTGTAACTTGTTTTTCAGTTAATTTTTTAGTTTGTTTACTATTACTCAATCTTATTCACCTACCTTCCTTAATAAATATACTTTTTTAAATATGATAAAGGGTCTACTTCTTTTTTATACATATCCGCTTTACCTTGTTTTTCATATTCCCATACTACAGATAATCCATACATTAAACTTGTAGCACGGTCTCTTTTCTTACTTTTTACTATTCTCGTGTAGATGATTTTACCACCCTCCGAATATGATTGTTTAATATTACTTAACTCTTGAACTAAATTATCGTGTTCTACGTGAATAACTTGTTCTTCGGGTCTATATTTACCACTCTTATATTCTTCGTCGGTTTCACTACTATCAACTAATAATTGAAGACTTCCATCTTCAGATCCAGTTTTCATATAAGGATAAAATGTACTATTGAATTCTTGTGTTGCTGTAATTCCTCTTATCATAGGATTAGCATCTGGAAGTAACATTTGTCCTTCATCATCATCGTCACAAATTAATGGAGGGAATTCTTCAACCTCTCCTCGTGCATTTCTTGCCGTCCAAGGTTCTTCTAATAAAGATAATAAACCTTGACCTGCAGATTGAGCATCTATTACTAATTTCTCAGTATTAGGAAATCTTATATGTATAAGTTCCCTTAAGAAATCTCTTTGTTCTTTTAAAGTTGCACCATTCATTGTTTTTGTAAATACAACTTGCTTTGTAAATGTACCATTTTTTCTTGGTACTAATTTTATAACGTGCGTACACGCATTATCCGAACCAGATTTACCGGATACGGCAACGTCGTGAGTAACGATATAAGCATATTGACATTTTTTTGGTTGCTCTAATTCGCATCTATCAATAACTCTACATTTAGAAGTTATATCATAAGGATAGTAACTATCATTAGCACTACCGACAAAGCGTCCTTCATATTCATATGCCCATTTATCTAATGTCATTTCTGGGTCATTTTTTTCAAGCATCATATTTTCTTCTGTAAATAATCCAGCATCAATACCAACTCTATAATCTAAACTTGCAACAAAGAAATTTTTATCGCCAGATGTCATTTGACTATAAAAGTTTAAAAATCTTTGATATAAATCACAAGTCTTCAACCACGCAGATGATATATATACCATTCTACCTTCTTCATATGGTGCTTCAGGAAATCTCTTCTTAAGTTCGATTGCATTTTCTCTTGGCGTTTTTGTCATCGGTATTAAAACCTCTTTTAATGCCTCAGTTTTAACCAATCTAGCTTCATCAACCAATATTAATTGAAATCTCCATCCTCTGGAACTATCACCTTTTTGATTATTACCTAAAGTGAAAGCTCTAATAGAACTACCATTTTTAAATTGAACAATACAATTGTCTTGTCCTGTATTTATATTTGATATTTCTCTTTTAATATTTTCATTTTTACATAATTCGCCTTCAATTTTTTGTTTAACAACCATTCTTGCTTGGTTACCATTACCTGATACAATACCAATAGCCATACCCGGATATAATATTGCCATACAAGTAATAAATATTGCAGCGATATATGATTTTGTTAAACCTCTACACATTATAAACATTATATTTGGAAATCTTCCCATTGCTCTAAGCAACAATCTTTGGAATGGGAATAAATTTGTCATACCTAAAATATCAACGGCAAATTCATCAACATAATATCTATAATAAGATAAGAATTTAGTCCATTCTTCGTAATCTATTTTTTCTGCATTAATTGGGTCATAACTTAATGGAGAATCCATATTGTCATATCCCCACGTTTTTTGTGCTTCTACTCCTTTACGAACTTTTTTGACATTAACTGCCATAATTATAAACTCCTATTTATATTCATAAATTGGTCTATAATCTTATCAAACATATCTTTATCTTCTGGTATATGTTTAGGCACAAAATTATGTTTTTCAACTGCATCAAAAACTTTACCAAAACATCCTAGTGAAACATCACTAGCACTTCTTTGACTCTCGGCAAATTGTGCCGATTTTGATAACCTATCAAAATTTGATACAGCAGTGTTATATGCGTTAACCGCATCTTTATCATCAGGATTATCTCTCATAACATTATAAGTATCATTCATTATTAATGATGCTTGTGCTATTCTTCTAGCATAATCCTTATGGTTAGTTGTAATAATTTTAAAATCATTATTTAAATCTTGATAGTATTTATTTAAATAAGAGAGCTCTCTTTTTGAATAGTAACCTTGCCATTCATCATTCCACTCTTTTATTTCATTTCCATTTTCATCTTTTTCTATTGAAGATGTTTTTTCATAAACACTATCTTTATATCTAGCATTTTCATATCTAGTTTTATATGTGTTATTAATTAAATCTAAATATTTATCTATATAATTTTCATTAACATCAGCTAAAGCCTCTGTCCATATTTCTTGAATAAATGGCGTATCTAAAGTTTGCAAAACATCATAAACAGTTTGCATATCATCTATGTTAACAATTTTATTATTAATACAATCCTTGCAACAAGGATGATAACCAATAGAAACGTTTCTTGATTTATAAAAATTGCTAGTTAATTGATATCTTCCCATAGCATCACAATCTTTATATTGACAGATTTTCTTTGGCTCTTTTGGCTGACTTGTATTAACTGTTTTAGTTTTAGTCGCCATCTAATCCACCTTTCTTTCAAATTAGCAGCCGCCGACTTTCATCGGCAAGATTAATGCCTTCTATTTTGTGTTTTACCTTATAGGTCGCCGAAGCTAGGCTGGGGCTGCTATCTCCCGTCACTAAAAAAAGAACCCTAAACGAGTTCTACAGTATAATTACATTCTATCCCATTTGCACTACAAACTAAAACTGTTTGTGATGGTTTACCACTAAGTCTTAATTCTATAGTATGGTCATCTCCTGAACCAGGTAAACTTCCTGATTGAACCAATTTAATTCCATTAATTTCTGTTGTCGCAGGGAAATGTCTATGACCGAATAAAACACAATATGGGAAATATCCAGCCATCATACTTAATTTAGCCAAACCCCCTTGGTTCATAGTATCATAATCTCCGTGAACAACAAAGTAATGTTTATCTCTAACCACAAATGATGTAAATGTATTATCAAAAGCTTCAACAAATTTAATATTGTCAAAATCTTCTAATTTCTTTTTAGCATACCATTCAATTAATGTGTCAAGACGTTCATCTTTTAATGCGTCCTCTTTTTTATCTATTCTTGAATGATTACCTACTACACTTGCAACTGTAACATTATTAAAATATTTACTTAATTCTGCTAAGAATGCCGTTACCATTTCACTAGCTTCAATAACTTGTTCAATTACATTTTCTCTATTTGTAATAGCAATTGTTTTATGAATAGAATTACTTATCATATCTCCTTGTAAAGTTACAAAACAATTTTCAGAATTATGTCTATCTTTTATTTCTATAATTTTATTAAGATATTGATTCATTCTATCCTTTGCTATATCTAAATCATAATTACCCCAAGCAGAATGAAAAGTTTGTCCGATATGTAAATCGCTTAACATAATAACTAAATCATTGTCTGATTTAACTTGTATTGCTTTTCTTTCTTCTGGTTTTAAAGGTTGATAATCAACTTTACCTTGTTTAGAAATAATATCTTCTAAATAGTCTAGTTTATCTTCAACTCGAGCTTCAATTCTAATACCTCTATTAGATTCAGTTCTCTCGTCTCTTAATTTAACCTTTTCTTTTTTTATTTCTCTCAGTAATTCTTCTTGTTCTTTTTTAAAATCTTCACAACCTTGTTGAGAAAAAATTTCATCATAGAACTTTTTAGCGGCTTGATATTTTTTACGATAAGCAGACTCATCATAATATTCATCATCTTCTCTAAGTTGTTTATTTAATATTGGTGTAATTTCTTTCCAACTACCAACTTGACCAGATTCAACTAATTTACCAACTCGCCATAAATATTGAATTTCTGTCTCTCCTTCTTTTCTTTCTAAAATCATATCAAAACTCCTTTTATTCAAAACTTGTTTTTCTTATTCATATATATAATACTTTTTTCGAACATTTGTTTTCCCTTATTTTACGGGGTTTAAAACGGTTTGGGTTTTTCCTAAATCTACGTTTTCCCTGTAATATCTTAGGTTTTGTTTGTTCTTTATTTCTTTAGCACAACTCTCACAATATTTTTTTGGAGAACGTGTTTTTTTAATAACAACACCACATTCCGAACATCTTTTATAATGCTCTGGGTCATTATAAATATATAATTCTCCTAAAATATTATCATAATTACTGATACAAATTGCGACCTCTCCACTGCCATAAGCATCGGAAGCAAAAGGTAGATAAAAATAATTATTAGATTTAAAATTATCCTCTACATATAATCCTTTTAATATTAATTGATTACATAATCTATATCTATCTGCGACCCTCAATTTCATTAATCCAGCATATTTCCATATATCCATATCATTAGTAACAGCCATTTTTACATTATTATGTTTACTAAAGAAAAATAATTGTTGTTGTGTTGTCGCCCACTTATAATAAACTAATAAAACAAAAAGTAAATTACGAGCATTTTCATCTTCAACACTATTGATAACATCAATTTCATTTTTAAAAATCATTGTATTAATTCCTGTGACTAGAGGATAACTTAAAGCTCTATCAATAATCTTTTCATAAATTATATCCACATCTTTTTTATCCAAATATTCACACCCTATTAAAGGAAACTTCTCTAATTCTTTTCTTATTTCTTCAGTAGACATACCTTCATTAGCTAAATATCTGATGAGAATATATCTTTCGATATCTTTTTGTCTATAAGTTTGAAATTCTTTTTTCTTTAAAAGATTTTTAGCATATTTTTTCTCATCAAATATTAGCATCTTTTCTTACCTCCTGAAGACTATATTTTTGTCCTAAATATTCCATCCCATTTTCATCTTCAATTAAAACGGTTGGATTTTGTATAGGTATAACATCTATTATGTCGTCTCCCATTATATCCCATACAATATCGTGATTCATTCCTTTTCTTTGACACATCATCATAAGATGGTTAAATAATTCTTTTGTATTGCTAAATATATTTCTTATTTCTTCTCTATATTTATCTTTATGTCCATATAAAACCTGATTCATTATCTCATTTATATCGTCATCTGCAATACCTTCATTTTCCACCATAGCAGCAAAACCTCTATATTGCTTTTCTGATTTATATGTTTTACAAACATCCATTAGTTTATTTAATTTATCTTCATCTATTTCATCATAATTAACAAAATTAGATAATAAACTAACTTTGCTTGGATGATATTTAATATCAGAATCTGCACTTTCAACTTCTTTACATAAATTATTCATTACACAATCAGTTTCAAGAACAGGTGAATATTTTCTATATTTCCTAATAAGTTTATTTTCACCTTCGCTACGATTTTCTTTCTTTAATAAATCTTTTATAGCCATACCAAAATGTTTATAACTAATACTATTAAAATTCTTTTCATATTGTTTATATTCTTTCATTAATGTTTGATATAAATAAATGAAGAAATATGGTTTCTTTTTAACTACCATAGAATTATATTTATATTTTTCTGACTTTGTAATATCATCGTCGTCTTTATCTATTTTTAACCAATAACGCCATTCCTTAGGAAATTGTGGAGGTGTCGTTCCTTTAATTTTATCAATTTCCGCTCCTTGTATTTCTCTAAGTAATTTGATTCTCTTTTGCATTTCTTGTAATTGTTCTTGTTGTCCTTCTCCTTTAAATAAAGGCAACATTGCTATCATACTTGTTGAATAATTAGTTATTTGCCCAACTTTTGTATCTAAACCTTTTACATCACATCTAATAAAATTAGGTAATGTGACTTTTTGAGTTGGAACCATTTCTTTCTCATAAGTAATTGGAATTTCATCTCTCATAGCACCTTTTAAGAAATAAGGATTATTTGTTGAACATACAATATCTCCATCAAAATCTGAATCTGCGTGTTTAACTGTCGCTATATCATAGATACTATATATTACACCACTATAAATATATCTATACCATTTTTTCATTTCATCAGTATTTGCTGTTTTTTCAACATTAATTTCTGAATAGTGAGTTAATGGACTTCTCATTAAACAAATTTCTCCATCATAATTTCTTTCATTCCAGAAATTTGAATAAATTTCATTTGCTTGCAAAGCTCCTTTAACTTCTAATCCTAAAGCACTTCTTACTTGAGCAATAGGGTCACTTATCATAAATTGATAATTTCCTTTAACCCATATACGTCCAAGTTTAGCTTGTCTAATAGATTCTTTTATTGAATTATATATTTTTCTTTGAACATATCCATCTTCTAACATATTAGAATTCTTAACAATTGCTTTAGTAAAAGCACTTCCACAAGAATTAACTATATTATCTAAATCATCTTCTGGATTTTTAATTCCAATATTATATGCTAAAGAATATAATTTATTGCCACTACATATATTTTTAAACCAATCAGTTGTATATGATACTAAACCTTTTATATCTTCTCTATCCAAATTAAGAACTTGAATATATTGATAATTAGTTAATACATATTCATCATCATATTGTTTATTATATCTAGCAACTCCCCATTTTAAATGATAAGAATGGTGATAACTTAAATATCCTTCCCAAGATGAATAATATTTTGCCATTTTAAATTGACTTTCCGATAATAGAACATCTATATCATTAATATTATATTCTGTTCCATATCTATCTTTAATTGTCGTAATTCCATTTTCTCTTGCATATTCTTTAAAATCAAATGTTACTAAATTACCTTTTACAAATGCCGTTCTTACAACAAAGGAACAAGGTACATAATCAAGGTGCATATCTTCAGCCCAATTAAATGCCATATCTGGACTAATTAATCCTTGACCATCACAACTATTTAATTTTAAATCTTTATATATTTCTTTAACTTGATTATTTCCGTCTTCATCTTTATAAATAAAATTTAATTTTTGATTAGGAACTATTGTATCAAAATCTTTAATAACACAAACTCGTGGTTCTCTAACCCATAATACAGATGAGAATGATAATGCAAAATATGCACTTAACTTAGCAAGATTTATATTTCTGATTTTTTTATCAAGACCACACATTAAATGTTCTTGCATATAATCATATAATTCTTCATTGATAAAACTTACAGTATTTCTTCTCATTTGACCAGAACCAACCATAAATCTAACATAATGTTTTCCATTTAAATCAAAACCAGTTCTAGCAATTTCTCTATATTCTTTTTTAGTCATTACTTTTATATTTACAATATCATCAATAAATAACATATTATCTAGTTGATGTTGTAAATTTTTAATTTTATCTATGTTCTCTTGACTGGTAGGTAATTTCTTAATATCTTTCATTTCTCTTCTGATATTTTGAACTTTATTATATAAAGAGATATGGTCTCCAGTCTCACCATAATATTCTCTTATTTTAGCAAAAACTAAATTATCACCTATTGATACAACACAGCCATCCCTTGAAGCATCTTTGAAGGTATAATTCTTTAAGTTTTTAATTTTATTTGATGGTATTTTATATACATAGTATAAATTTTGAAGAACCTTCAAAAATAATCTCCTCCTTCTATCTTATCTTTTCTAGTGTTTTACAATTATAATTTCTATAAAAGTCTAAAATAGAATCAATTTCTTCCCAAGTATTGACTGCAATATATTCCTCATTACTATTTGGTCTTTGCCAAGGAAATTGATTAAAGCTTTTATATAATATTTTTAATCCAGCATTAGTCTTCAAACAATTAAAATTATCGTCAATTTGAATTCCATTAGACATATCTATTTCACTTTTATTAAACGATTGCCCAGATAATCCTATAAATTTTAATTGATATGGAAGATTATCTTTTAGCCATTGTTCTTTTTTAATTAGATTATTTTTAGTGCCTTTACTAACAATGATAATATTATAAACGTCTTTATATTTATTTAAAACTTCTAAAACCATTGGTTTAAATTCTAAATTAGTATAAAATTCATCACTTTCAAACATATCCAATTTTTCTTTCTCGGATATTGGATAAATACTATGAAATTCATAATCGTTCATATCATCCTCAGTTTTAGATAGATTATATTTATTATTTAAAATTTCTATTATCTTTTTATTACTTTCAACAATAGTATTATCAAAATCTAAATAAATAGTGTCCAAGATACTTCCTCCCTTCTCTATTTTTGTTATCTCAATTATACCAAAAAAATCCAATTTTGTCAATAAAATATTTGACAAATTATTTATTAATATGATATAATAACAATGGGTGATGATATGACTTATAAACTAGAAGAATATTCAATATTAAATGTTAAGTCTTATAGATTGTTAGAAACGGCTACGGGAGAATATTGGTATCCATTATCATTATTCTTAAGAAAGTTCTTATTTCGTAATAATAATCTTATTGCTTATAGAGATAATGAGATATATAATAAGTATATGAGAGTTATTGAATATGATAATCCAGATTCAGCCACAGATACGAAAACAAAAGCTTGGTTTATGAATACAGAAGGTATTTTTATACTTCTCCAAAATATAAAAATTAGTAATAGTGGAAGTGCTCGAGAAAAAGTTGCTAAAGAAAAATACCTGGCAGCAACACAAAACTTCTTTGGTGTAGTATCAAATAATCCTCAAGATTATATTGGATATATGCCAGACCTGTCAAATTACGATGTTTGGAGTATAATGTGTTTAACTAGAGATACAAATATAGACAATAACACAATTTGGAAGAGATGTAATAACTGTGGTTTCTATTATCCCTATAATAAGAAGTATTTTATGGAGAGTTCTGGATATCTTGCAAATAAATGTAAACAATGTACTGGCTCAGACTTTGTATGTGAAAATAGAAGATTACAATATTTACATAATAACAACGGACTAGATTTGATTTATCAATTATATTTAAACGATAAAGATAAAATAGTAGAGGAACTTAAAAAGTGGTTGAGTGAAGGAGGAATTTAATATGATTCTTAAAGTAGTGGATGCTGGATGTGGTGTTGGTAAAACAACCGCTATGATTAATTATATTAATCAAGATAAAGAAAATTCAAAATTTTTATATATAACACCATTCTTAACAGAAGTAGAAAGAATTAAAAATGCTTGTAAAGATAAAAACTTTCAAGAACCAGCTGAACTTCCTACAAAAACAGAAGACTTACTTCGTTTAGTAGAAAAAGGTTATAATATAGTATCAACTCACGCTTTATTTAAAAAATTAACAGATAAAGTTTTAGACTTAACACAATTTAATGATTATGTATTAATTATTGATGAAGCAGCAGATGTCTTAGAAGAGATTGAAATTACTAAAAATGACCTTAAAACTATTATTACAGAATACACAACAATAGATGAAAATAATACTGTTCATTGGAATGAATGGAATAATGATTATGAAGGTAGATTTGAAGATTATAAAAATATGATACAAATGGGAGGAGTTAAAGCTCATCGTTCAGATACAGGAGAAGTTGTTTCTTTAGTATGGGCTTTTCCAATTAGTATCTTCGAATCATTTAAAGAGGTATATATTTTAACTTATATGTTTAATGGTCAAAAAGCATATTATGAATATAATAAAGTTAATATTATTCAAATGTATGTTAAAGACTTCCAATTAACAACTGAACCTCAAATATATAATTATGAAGAACAAAAAAAATTAATCACGGTTATAGAAGATGAAAAATTAAATGCTATAGGTAATAATAGAGGTTCATTATCAATGTCTTGGTTTAGCAGAAATGCAAAAACAGCGTTAATGAAACAACTTCAAAACAATATAAATAATTTCTTTAAGAATATTGTTAAAGGTACTCCGATTAATCAAAAATTATGGACTACTTTTAAAGAATATTCTGAGGTTGTTAAAGGTAAAGGATATACAAATGCTTTTGTTCCGATTAATATTAGAGCAACAAATGATTATAAAGAATCTACTGCTGTAGCATATATAGCAAATAGATATATGAAACCAACATTAAAACATTTCTTTGAAGTATCTGGTATAGAAGTAGATGAAGATACTTATGCTTTATCTGAATTAATTCAGTTTATATATAGAAGTGCAATTAGAGATGGTAAACCTATTACTGTATATATCCCATCTAAAAGAATGCGTGAATTATTTAAAGATTGGATAAATAAAAAAGACGAGTAATTAACTCGTTTTTATTTATGTAAATATTTATTTATAATATAAAATCTAAACCACACTTTAATCTTTTTAAATCCTTTAAGTTCATATTTTATAATATACTCAGGTTCTGCACTGCCATATGCCCAATGTGATAATTCCTTTCCACATTTAGAACAATAAATATCATATTCAGCTAAATGCCAGCCGTGGCATTCTTCATATTCACAATTTTTAATTTGATGATATTTTAAAGGATGTTTACATTTCTTCATCAATATCATCTACTTCTAATATGGTATTTTTTAAATCAATAATTGATTCATTAGTATAATCAAAATTATCAGGTATATATGATTCAATTTTGTAAAAGCTATATGGTTTAATATTATTCATAATTTTTAAAAATGGTTCTTGAGCTTTTTTAGGTAAATAATGTTTATTAGCCATAAACCAATTCATTAATTTAGAATAATTAGAATTATAAAAACTATCAAATGCTTCTTCTTTATCATTTTTTTTGTTTATTAATTCTTTGGCTTCTTCTATTATACCTAATTTATCATTAGCTTTAGCAATTAAATAACTTTGAATTTCTGTTCCTTTAACAACTGGAACATCAATATCCATTTGTTCTAATTGTTTCATAACTGCCTCTGTAGCAACAAGAGTATTTTCATCTAATTCTTTTTCCTCATAGAATTGGTCTCTATATTCCTTTAAAAATTCATCGCTAGCCTCTTCAATAACTTCTTCAATATCTCTAACATCCACACAACTATCCGTAATAGCATCAAAGATTTCTTTGTTACATTCTTCAGCTGTAATTATAGATTGTGCAGTTAAAGCTCTTAATTCATAATAATTGATTGCTTTTCTATCTCTATCTAATTGAACAACATCTGAATTAAAGTTATATCCATATTTAAAATTATCATCTGTTTGAATATATAATCCTTCAACATACATCTTACCTTTAAATTGTTTATCTAATAATATTTGACCATTATCACATTCAACGGTTCTACCAAAATTATTATTTATACAAGGAAAATAATCTAATAAAGAATTATATAATTGTTGGTCTACAGGACTAATAGAAAAAGTTAATTCATCACCAGAAGATTCTTCTTCTTCAATATTTAAAACTTGTGTTCCAAATGTTTCACTTATTTTAAATGAAGGAATCCATATTTTATTACCATTTTGAATTTCAATATTCATACCTTTTCTTAATAATACAACTAATGCTAATTTAAATCCTTCTCCATATTTACCAATCATTCCATCTTGGTCTTCTTTACTAGAACATCCTAAAATTAAATCTTTAGCTTGTAAATCAACACCTTGAGAAGTTATTGTTAAAGTATTTCCATCATATTCAATACTTTTATTATAACCGTTTGTTTCTGCATCAATTGCATTTTGTAATAATTCTCTAATTGCCTCTTTAATTCCCCAATTACTTACATAATTAGGACTTATTGTTATCTCATAATTTTTCATTTTTAATATCCCTCTTTACTTTAATAAAATATAATAAATATATAATTAAATGAATGGCTCCAACAGAAATTATAAAAGTTTTATCAACTATTTCTTCTTGTAAATGAGTTAGGAGAAACATCATATAAAATGGAGATAAGAAGCAAGTAATTGAAAAAACAGCAAAAATTAAGATTATAAAATCTTTAATAATTTTACCTTTATTCATTTTAATCACCTTCTTCTTCATTTTCCATTAAAAATTTTTCATTGTATTCTTGTTCTACTCTGTTCATCTCATTACAATAAGATTGAACTAATTGATTATAATTAAAAACCATACTTACAGGAATCTCATCATTTAACCACCAAGTTAAAACAATTTCGTCTTCATATTCATATTTAATTATACTTAACTTTAATAATGTTCCTTCTCCATCTAAACAAATTGCTCTACTGATAATGCCATATTGAAAATCATAAATAAATTCATCATTTTGACCATTTCGACTAATTCCTAGAAGATAATCCATTTCTTCTCTAAAATCATCTAAATAACTATCAGTAAATTGTAATATTGTATATCCATAATGAATTTGAAAAGTTAACCATCCAGCGAAGATGTTCGTAACTTCTATCATATTTCTACATAACCCTTTCCGTGACAACTTCTACATTGTTCCGGTGCAGTTGTAGATGTGACCCAAGTATTACCTGTATGATTATAAAATCCATTAGAAACTATTCCATTTCCTCCACAAACAGGACAACGTCTAACTTCTCTATAACCCCAACTATTAGATGGTAATGAACAAGTATGTTGAGGTAGTTCATCATCCATTTTTTTATTTTCTTCTTCATCATCATCTTCACAAGTAATATTCCCAGATATTGTAAGTCTATAAACGTATTGTGTAATTTTAACTGTTTCATCTAAATTATCTGTATCTATCCATTCAAATAAATCTTCATATTCTCCATCACCATAATCATAACGATGAAATTTTTCAACACTTCTTATTTGTTTTTCATCAATAACAAATTCTACATCATCATATTTAAATCTAAATCCATCTCCAATTTCATTATTGAACCATTTAGCTAAAATTTCTTTAATAGTCATATATTCTGGTGAATAAGCTGAATAAGTTAGAACTCCTCTTTGATTATAATTATTTTCATCTGGATTAACTTGATAAAACATTTCTTTCATAATATAACCTCCTTACCATTCAACATAAATAGGATTATTTCCTTTATAACCTCTATCTATTGTATTTTGACTAGAATTAACAAATAAATCTAGTCTTTCTTCATATGTAACTTTCATACAAGCACCACAACTATCAAGTATAATACCTCTATAAGTATTACCATCAATAGTTACATTCACTTCATCATAATATTTAAAATACTTTTTACCTTCTACATATCCAAAACTTTTTTGCAAATAAGTAGTAGCAGCAGCAAGAACAATTTTACCGTTCCAAGTATACCAACCTTTATCATTGACTTGAAAATCCCAGCTACATTTTCCGGAACCAGTACAATCTGTATCTTCTGCCGGATAATATGAAGTTAATCTAAATGCTCTTGTATTTTGCTCTGAAATTGACGTATTTTCAACAATTTTAGCATCATTTTCAACAGTTTTTTCTTCATTTTGAGCTAAAATTTCAGCATTTTCAGGCTCTTTTTTAGCACTATTTTCAACCTTTTCTTCTTTAAATACTATCATTTCTTGAGTGTCTATATTAGTTTTAGGTGCTTTTTGATTGCATATATTATATATTAATAGACCAAAACCCCCGATTAACATAACACAAAGTGTAACCTTAACCCACTTTTTTAGTCTTCTTTTCTTTTTCATACTTCTCTTCTAGGATTATAATAAATTTCTTTTTCTTTATAATCTCTTATCATATCAATCAGCTCTTCACGAGTATATCGTTGATATTCTTCCTCCTCTTCATAATTTTTAGACCAGTCCATTTTCTCCCAGTCTCCTTTATCATTTAACCAAGCTTCTGCTAATTCATAATTTTTACAAACATATACATTAATTTCGTCCATATGTTCATTATCATTAGAAAAACCAAATGCAAAGACCATAGTATCTCCCGTTCCTTGGAATGTAGCCCAGTCTTCATTAGATTCTAATCTACTAATGCACTCATCTATCATACGTTGTATTTCTTTATCTTGTATTTTAACTCCGTCATTGTAATTAAAATCTTTATCATTTCCATATTTAAACTTTATATTAGTCATCTACACCAAGACCCTCCATTTCTAATTCTTCATTAATTTTTTGAAGTAAATTCTCTACATCTTGATATATATGTTTTAAATCTTCTTCATCAAGAATTCCTTTTTCATATAAAATTTTACAAATTACATAATCAGAAATATGTAATCTTTCAATCTCTCTTGATAAAAATGAAATATGTTTTAATTCTTCCATTAGTTAACCTCCCAATAAACAGGACTATTCGTAGAATATGTTGCTCTTAAATCTAAAGAATTATTACTCTTATCCGTCAAAACATCACATAAATCTAAAATATCATCAGTAACAGATGTGCTTCTCATAAACCAATAATCATAATGATTAGTTTTTAAATGAATAAATAATTCTTTATTTTTATCATTTGCTCTTAGTTCTTTTAATAATTCCCATAAAGAACTTACTTGGTCAAGAACTTCTTCTCCTTCAATAATCCATTGTTTTGATTTGCTAATCATTTTATTTGCTAAATCAGGAATAGTATTTTCTTTAAATTGGTGGCTCTCACAACTAGATAATATTAAAGTGCTACATTGGTCAGAACCACCGATAACCATCTTGCTATATCTAATTGTTTTCATATTACCACTCCTCTTCTTCTTCGTCGTCTTCTAAATATTCTCTATATGAATCTTCATCATCTGCATCAAGTTCTCTACTATCAATAACTCTTACATCTTCAACTTCTTCATAATCGTTATCTTCCATACTTTCTGCAATTTCTTCTGCTGATTCTTCATCAACAGCTTTAATCCATCTTCTAGTTACTTTTGTCACTTCTACTAAATATTCTTTCATAATTATTTGTTCCTTCCTCTTTTAAAAAATTCTTTCTTCTCTATCTCTTCATTGATAATCATTTCATAAACCCCCGTGCTATGTCGTTTAGCACATTCCTTAGCAAGTTCATAATCATCAAAGATGCCAATCGGAACATCATCAACGCCCCAACTCATTACTACATATATTTTCATTCTTTTGTCCATTTAGGTACATAGTAATCGCAAGGATAAGCATCTACTATTTTAATTCTATCATTCATTGAGTGAACTAAATTTTTATCATATGCTTTTAAGTAGTATTCTAATTTATTATCAAGAGCTTCATAACTGTTTATAATAAGTTCATTTGTTTCTTGACCAGGCATTTCTATTTCTACACATATAGCACATTTATTATTTTTAGCTTCTTTAAATGCTTTTTTAAATTTTGCTTGAGTCATACCCTTCCTCCTTCCTTATATATGGCAATCTACTATAAATAAATATTCTTCTTGATGTTCTGGAGAACTTATATATTCATTTAATTTTTCTATAAATGCTAATCTACTGTCTTTTGTAGCGTCATTCATAGCCCACCAGCCCATTTCACCTTGTTCACACCATCCTTGTTCATTAACAAACGCCCAAGTCATAAACATAGATTCTTGTCTAGCATATTCTTCTTTAGTGCCATATTGTTCAATATAATATTCAGGTTTATATAGATTCCATTTTATTACTTCAGCCTCAGCTTCGTTCTTAGGTTCTTGTCCTTCAACAATTAATTCCCATTCTCTAATAGCCTTTTCATAATTTCCACCCATCATATTAAATTTAATGTCTTTTATTTTAGCACCATTAGTTCTTTTTAACTCTGGATGACCTTCTACTTCTCCATCTGATATTCCACCAAATAGTCCAATTTCTCCATTGTCATATGTGTCTTCATTATCTTTATCTACTATTAAATATTTATCATATCTTCCACCAATGCCATAACAATCCCATTTACTATCTGGATTATAAGTTGTTAATTCATTTCCTTCTTCATCATATAACCCGTCTTCTTCTTTTTGCAGCTCATATAATTCTTCATCAGTCTTAGCATTTAAATATTCTTGTTGCCATTCTGGTATTTCTTTATCAGGGTTTTCTTTAAATTCTTTTTCAAAGTCTTCTTTCCACTTTTTAGCGTCCTTTATTATATCAGCTTTAGTTCTTCTTATATAAGGTTCTACTTCTTTTTCTTCCCAATATGGTTCTAATAGTTTTTCAATTTCACTTATATCTTTAGTTTTAGTAGCAACTGCTACACAAAAATGACTCATTTAATCTCCTCCTTAATCCTTCTTTTCTATTTTCCAAAATTCTTTTACTGTAATAGTTTTGTTACCTACCTCGCAATAATTTTCTCTGCAATGTTCAGCAACACCTTCATTACCATCTAAATCAATATATCCATATTTTGTATCATCAGTTAATGCTATTCCAATTATAATAACAATAAATATAAATATAAAGATAAAGAAAGGTACGATGCAATCTTCATCTAAATCCCAACAATAAAACATAGTTCTTCCTCCTATATATGAAATTCCTCTTCAAAATAATATTCTTTATATTTAAAACCAACTACATCTTCTACACAAGACACTGGTATGAATTTAATTGTCGTGTCATTTAATTCTAATATACAAGTATTTAAATTAGCCTTGCATTCAGATAGATGGTCTCTTGCTATAAATTTGATAGCCTCTCTACAATCTTTTCTGGTTCTACATATAACTAATATATTTTTGGAAGTAGGTTCCCTTCTCATTTCCAGATACTTATGTTGGTCTATTCTTCTAGGATTACTTCTGCTCAATCTTTTGAGTGTGAGCAAACTGTTATACATTTCCAATGTGTCGTTCATTGGTCTATCGTCCTCCTTTACGATAGGTGTCTGGCTTATGCCTCTGTCTATCTTAAACTTATACTACCATAATAAATTTCATTTGTCAAGAATAATTTTTAAAAAACTTGACATAATAATAAATATATGATAAGATATAATCACTAAAGAAATTTAGTAGAAGATGAAATGAAAGGAGCAAATAAATATGCACATTATAATAGCTTTTATATTATATGCTATGTTCACGACAAAACATTCTAATAGAAATAATGATTCTAAATCACAAGCTGGTTATAATAGAGCTGTGTGGTTGTCTCATTCGTTTAGCCGTGATGGTAATTATAAAAGAAAATAATAAGACACTAACAAAATGTGTCTTTTATTATGTTTTAATGTCCTTTATTAACACTTTTAGAAAAATGAAAAAGGTGTGGTTGTTCCGCTAGGCGGTGCCTGTGAAAGGTGAGTGTTATTCAACACTACAAGATACATTTTAAAAAGTGTTCCTTACTATTCTTAAGAACGACCTTCGCAAACCCGTATAAAATAAGGCTTTTTTAAAAATTTTAGAACCTTAGTGGTGCTAAAATAGGTCATTTAGGAAAAACCCAACGTCATTTTTTTAACCAAAATTTTCACTATACACAAGTCATTAGAATGGTGTAGGCGAGCCCCTCCAAAGGCGAAGCCGTAGCACCATTATGAAGAGAAAAGACTTTTTTAAACATAATGATGCGTTAGCACCATTTTTTTATGTTCAAAATTCTTTATATATAAACAGGTAGGTCATTTACATAACCGGTACTTATGTGTAGAAACTTTCAGATGTAAAAGTACGCCCCTCTTTTAAAGAAGGAGGAAACAAAAATACTTTATTTTAAAAAGGCGTTGAGAAATAAGCGTTATTTGCGATAAATAGGCACGGAAAGTGACGTGCTACTTTATTATTTGGTGGGCTTGTGTCCTTTATTTTGTAAAAACTCCCCCTTTTTTAGTCCTTTATTATACAATAAAAGACGCTCCCCTACGCTTTAAAAATAATCATTTTTTAATATAAAAAGACGCTTTTAAAGAAGTACAAAAAAAGCAAGTTTTTTTACTTGCTTAATTTTATCAATTTTTTTATATCATCTTTTTTTATAACTTCTTTATCAATAATATTTTTATAATTTAATTCTAGTAAATAATAAAATTGTTTTATGAATTCTTTTATATGTCGTAAAGTTGTCATTGAATA